AATTGAACGGATTGTTCAAGCCAAGCAAGCCAGCAAACGCTTGATGCTCTACCTGATGTGATTGTAACCAGTCATCTAGGTTGTCTGTATTGGCATCAATCAGGGGGTAAGCAGGCACCACAACACCCTGATCCATGAAAGTTTCGTAGAACAACTTGTGTTGCAAGCCGTTTTCAAACAAAAACTCGCCCAGTGAGTCTTTGTCGCCAAATTTGACGATGCTGAGCGTGTCCATGTTCATAGTTATGCCGGAACAGTTGGCCAGTTAACATCTTGAGGGAACCCAGATTGTTCTGGAACATTACGCAAAGCCGATCTGTATGCAACCCATTCTGCGGACAACGGTTGACCTTCTTCAACTGACCGAATGACCAGCCAATCAGTTTCAGAAAGCAGACGGTTCCTCTTTGCTCTAATTTCATTGGCAGTTGGAGGGATGTTTTGCGGCAAAGCAGCAATTTCTTCGTCGGTAAGTTCAACGACACGCTGTTCGCCAGTTTGAACATTTAATTCAATTCTGTTCATAATTTACTCATATAAAATGTTGACGGTGCCAGCATCAAAGGTATCGGTGCCGTTGACTGTAGTGATGCGGACTCGGTCAAGAGTTGCCGCAAGTGGAACTGCACCAGCCAATGCTGAACTTGTAGTTTGACCTGTATCAGCCTGAGTTCCGCTTGCTACCCAAGTATTTCCTTGAATGTTTATAAATGTATATATTGCATATCTTGTTGATGCTGCTGCACCTGACGCATTTGAGGCAACCACAAAACCTGTTGTTGCCATGTTGGTGTACGAGCCAGCATTGAACCAGTTTCCAACATATCCACTTGTTGTCGGGCCAGAACTTGTGCCAAGTTGAATTTGGACAAACGAAGTACCAGATGTACTTACCCCGTAAAGCATCACACTAATACGCTTCACCCACGACGGGATGCTGGTGAAGTCAATGCTTGTTCCTGATGTTGAGGCAACTGAAGTTCCAAACACAATTGAGGAACCCCACGCTGGCGCACTTGAACCATTTGAAATCAAAGATTGCCCAGATGTACCGGCTGAGGTAAACGCATAAGCTGTACCCGTACCATAAGGAACAGCACCAGCAGTAGGCGTAGCAGTTGCATTAGTTCCTCCGCTAGAAATTGGCAAAGCGGTTCCAGACAACGAAACCGCCAATGTTCCAGAAGTCGTGATTGGAGATCCTGTAACCGACAAAAATGTAGGCACTGTCATTGCTACGTTAGTTACGGTGCCGGTGCCAGAGACAGTTGCCCAAGCAGGAGCGCCGCTACCAGTTGATTGCAACACCTGACCGGCAGTGCCAACAGATGTCACAAGGTAAGACGTACCATTACCGTACAAAACCCCGCCAGCGGTAGGTGTTGCAGTGCTATTAGTGCCGCCATTGCCAATCGGCAAGACGCCGGTAACGCCCGTCGTCAAAGACAAACTGGTTGCGTTAGCAAGGTTGGCTGAAGCCAAGCTGCTGATAGTGGCGTTAGTTAGGGTAAGGTTGCCTACGCTAGTGGTCGTGCCACCAAGAGTGATTGTGGCGTTGCCGAGTGTGGCGGTGCTGTTGGCTAAGAATGAATTGGGGAATGTGGTTCCAACACTTGAAATGGTGACGTTGGTCAGCGTTGGATTAGCCAAAGTAAGGTTGCCAACCGATGTGGTCGTGTTTCCCAAATACATAGCCGTATTGCCCAGCGTGATAGCCGTGGCAAAGTTTGAATCCAATTGCGACAACGGAATCGACGTTGTGGCAGTAGCAAAAGTGTATGGAACAGACATTAAAACCTCGCTCTCAATTCATGCTCAAATTCCATGCCGTTGATCACAAAGTTTGGCGAGGACGAGCTAATAGTAAGACCCAAATACTTGCCCCATTGTTGGGCATCTGATTTCAACAACGTATAACCGGATGTAGTCCAGTAGACCGTTGCATTAGAGTTGTTCACCCACGGAATTATGGTGAAGCTGTTATTCACCCAATTCACACCGCTAGACAACGTGTACGCTGGGCTGCTGCCTTTCTCACTGTCAACTGTGGTACTGACCGTTACAACAGACGAGTTGGTGGCGGTTGCTTCAATTCCAAATTTCAACGCTTGCTTGTCACGTATGGGATCACCCATAGACATCAAAGCACTACTTACCGTGCTAGAAATAGCGGCAGTGCTATTCCCATACATCTGGTAAAAGTTGGTGCCATCAGTGCCGACCAAGTAAATTTGACCAGACGACGGCACAGAAGTTATAAGTTTGAGCGAATCGCCCTGGCTAGTAAAGAACCATTTTTTCTCAAAGAACACAGCCTGGATGTAACGATACGCAGAAGTATTAGTGTCGTAGTACCTGATGTTGAACGCAGCACACAAGATGTTGTTTAGCAACACTTGCCCTGCCGTAACAGTCGCAGTGCTGAAATCAATACTGGAAAATATGCCATCAAGCTGATCAGAAATCTTGCTGGTGGTCGAGCCAACTAGCGCGTACACACCGTATTGGTTCATAAACAGAACTGAACGGAAGTACGGGAATATGGCGTATCCCAACTTGGTGCCAACAGACGCGCTGACGTTGGTGTTGGTGAACAGTGTACTGCCGGTAGACGACACGCGTACATCAGAAAAGACGTTGATGCTGTCGTCGCCAAAGATGTACAAGAAATTGTTAGCAGATAGCAACTGGATGATGTTGCTGTGCAGAGTGCTATCGGTCAGTGTTACCGTTCCTGCCGAGACGGACACAAAGTCGCTGAACGATCCCGCTGCGGAATACGAAACAGATCGCCCTTGAGCCACCCAGGTTCGACCAGAAAACGTCTGCACTGATGCCACGTTGTCTGTGTTGATTATTGCCTTGGCCGTTGCGTTGCTACCGCCGCCACCAGCAATCGTGACCGTAATGTTGGCGTTGTTTGTGTACCCAGTGCCAGGGTTGGTCATCACAATCTGGCTGACTTGGTTGCCGCTGAGAATGGCTGAAGCTGCTGCGTTAGCGCCGCCACCACCAGAGATGGTGACGGTAATGTTCGACGAATTGGTGTACCCCGTGCCGCCATTTGTAACCAACACACTCACAGTGCCAGTCTTAAATGTTGTCAACGCAGCGACTGCGTTTGCGTTAGTGCCACCACCACCTGTAATTGTGACTGTGGGCGGTGAGGTGTATCCAGTGCCAGCTTCTGTAATTGTGATGCTACCTACCGTGTTGCCCGATAAAGTGGCAACCGCCGTGGCTTGAGTGCCGCCTGTGTCGTTGGGTGCGCTAATCACTACAGCGGGGGTGCTGGTGTATCCTGTGCCTTTGTTTCTAAGCGCGATTGTTCCAACAGCCCCAATGCTGACTAGGTTCGCGCCATCCCAACTGTACAAACCTTTAGTCGGATCGCCGATGATGACGTTGGTATTTTTCCATTGGGCAATGTCAACGCCGGAGTTAGAGAACGTGCCAGCAACGGCTACGTTGCCTTTGGACACAGAACCAAAACTGGTTACGTCAACGTACTCGCAACGGCCATCGGATTGAAACGCCAGCAAATAATCTTTGTTGTTCAGACTGCACGAAAACAACTGAGTCACAGTGTTGGCGGCATTGACCGATAACGTGGTTGGGCCTGGTGTGATTTTTAAGTTGGCGTAACCAACCGGCATGGCGTTCTCTAGCCATGCAAACTCAGTCTCATCAATCGCTGTACGGTTGGCCTTAGTGTTGACCCCCTTAAAGTTCTTGACGACCTGATACGATTTTTTCTGTTCAGGGGACGAGGCCATGTCAGTAGGGAGTGCTGTAAGGGTCTGGCATCCGGCGGGTCATGTTGCCAGCCAAGACGTTCTGTACTTTCTTGATGTATTCCTGCTTGAAGATTTCTGACTCGCCGTAAGACTGCTCTTTGTACTTTGCTACGCTTGCTGCGTAGTACGCCACAGGCGAAACATACGAATTGTCAATGCTATCAACGTCGCTTCCATTGACGAGCGTGGTCGGAGCAATGATGGTGTCCAGTTCAATCGCATAGTCTTGATCTGGAACAGGCGCAATGTAGAACGTGCTGGGGCCGTACATTGAGAACGCAATCGGCCTTCCATTATAATTCTGCCAGAAGCGCAGTTCGGCATTGAACTGAGTCCAAGGCAAGTAACGCAGCGGGATACGAGTATTGCCCCAAATCAAGTTGATGTTCAGGATGTCAATCGTATTGGCGTCAACGCCAGACAGAGACCCCAAAGAATAAGATTCTTGATTGGTTGTGACGCTTGATGTTTGGTAGCTGCGAAGCACACCAGTGTCACGAATGAGACGATTGCGCGCCTCATTGATGTAGTCGGTAAGTTCTGAGTCGGAATAAAAATTGCCATTTGCATCATGGAGCAAACGGCGTGTCTGCGTTATGTAGCTAGACAGAGTAGTTGTGGCCGCCATAGATATTCATCCTAGGCGACTGCGCGGACGTTTCCCCCCGACCGCCGCGAAGCGGGCAGGGGTACTCTTTCCACGATGAGGGGAGCATCGTTCTTCTTGGGTGGCTCGGCTGAGATCAAGAACTTGTCGAGCAACGCGATTCCTTTCGGAATATCCGACTCG